TACATCTGATGCTGTCATCATATCAGTTTTACCAACCCAGTTAGATTGAGAAATATATCTAGCATCTGGAGACTTGTGATAAAAGGTAATAGCAGGATTCCATAATTCAACTTCATAATCATCTTCCATCATTCTCATATGCCAAAACTCTCTATCAGTAATAAGCATATCTCTAAATCCTCTTTCTTCTAACTCATCCAGTTTAAACCTTTCAACATCTACTTTATGTTGATGTTCGGCCCATTGTTCTACCATAGATCTATAATCCTTTTTAAAGAATCCTTCTATTTCTGGTAATGATTTTAATTTTTCTGGATTAACTTGTTCTTGTGCTTCAGGTGAATTAGGGTCTAATCCTTGTTCAATCATAGCAGCCATAAGTTTCATTTGAGCATTTCCTATTAATGTTTCTTCTACCATTAATCTTTTTTGCTCCATCATTTCATTATATGAAAACTCATCTACAGCTCTATATGTAAGTTTAGTACTTCTTTTTGCAAACTCTGCAACTAGTACATTAATAACATTTGGAATAATAGGATAAAACTTTAACTCTAAAGCAGATTGATCCTCTTTAGTTAGTATTTCTACAATATCTCTATAGTCATTATCTTCTTCTACAATATAATCAGACTTGTCAATAATACCTTTAGCTAACTTATAATTTTTCATAAGTCTCCTAGCATTTCTACGGATCTGTTTTAAACCTTGCCATTCAACCCAGTCTAAATTCCAAGCAGCCCATTGAGGATCTTTTTCTGCTTTAGTAAGAAATTGTAATGGTTGTGTAATACTACCAATTCTATTATGTTCAGTCTTGGCTCCGTTTTTAGCTTGTAGAGCATTAATTATTTGCATAATCTTTTTACTTTAAGTTTCTGAATGCAGATCTTTTAATCCCTGAATTCCCAAATCCTGATCCACCCATATGACGGAAAGGACTCTTATTTAATTTAAACAAATTTTTTGACTTTTCCAAGTTTTTGGATGCTTCATCCATGATAACTCTTTTAGTATAACCTCGGTTAGCATGTTGTATTCTCATAAATGCAACCAATGCACAGAAAGCTACCATCCTATCCACGTTGAGTCCATCAACATAGGCTTGCATTTCTTTTAACAACATTGGATCTGGAATTCTTTCAATACCATATTTAGTTCTTACTATAGTACCATCAGTCTTAGTTTCAGTATCTAGTTCCTCTTTGGTATACTCAATAGCATAGCTAATAAGATGTTGTTTAAATAATACACCGGTATTCTTCCATCCATACTCCTGGAACACGTTAGCATTAGCACCAAGATCTTTTAAGAACATGATTTGACTTTTAGGTACTAAGTATCTTTGTTTTTTTCTAGAGATCATGTACTGGATAAACAATGAAATGTTATTCTCAATAACAGTCCATGCATTATACCATTCTATAATCATTTCTAATCTTTCATGTGTTTGTTTAATATCATCAAATCTACCACACCATGCTGCTACTATTTTATCTTCTTCTATATATGTTTCTGTTTCTCCTGATGTTACCTTAGTAACTTCTACAGGAGCTTTCATGATATATATAGAACATAATGATTCTGATGTTGTTGTCTTACCCTCTGACACGGGGTCAATAGAAGCATAATACTGTCCAAATCCTGGATTAGCTATTGGTCTTTCCCATACTACTAATACTCCAGTTTTATCTTCTGTTTTTTTAGTCATTGGGAATTCTTTGATAGGCTGTTTATTACTAGCTTTAGTAGTAACTCTTCCTTCTGCATCTCTAGATATATCTAAGTATTCATATGCATATTCTTTTTCTTCAATTCTTTTTAATTGAGCATTAACTAAGTGAGATGGGAACTTAGATACTTTTCTATGTTTAAATGCTTCTGCAATATTTCTAGGGTGCTGAGATATCTCTAATTGATAATCTTCAGGATCCATTGATTTTTTACATTTTTCAAAATACTCATCTAAAGCTTTTAATGCTTCTTCTACAAGTGAATTACCATAATCATCAATATATGGAGGCATAGACCATTGTTCAGGAATAAATAAACCTGACATGCCTACAGTATTATCTTCATCAATTAAATTAGTGGTTACAGCATATATATCATTAGCTTCAGGTTGTAAGATCATTTTCTTAAGTGGTTCACATTGATCTAAATCTCCTACTGATCCTGCAGCTATAAACATACCTGTTGTAATCATACCTGATTTTAAGGCTGGTTTAATATATCCAAAAGTAGTATTCATCTTAGGAGCAATACCAGCCTCTTCATGAAAGAAGTATTTAACCGGACCCCCTACACCATTTGTTGGATCTTTATCAAAAGACATGCCTTGCATAGTACCTTTTAATCCAACTTCTGCTTTTCTATCTCCTATTCTTACTTCAATCTTTTGTTGCCACATCATTACTTTATCTGGTGACATAGGTCTATACCAAGCAGTATGTTCATTTAAGAATGCAGCATATTCATTTAAAAATTTCCAAGTACCTTTTTCATTTATGTAATCTTTAAGACTAGCCCCCATTTTAAGGGTGACTCCGGCCTCAAACCATAACTGGTTAATAAGTTTACCTGCATGAAAGTATGATGATGCTATCTGACGTTTTTTAAGAATAGCAGAATGTTGATAAAATAACTCAGCTAATATTTCATATAATGCCATATGATATTGAGCATCTCTAATTTGAGCAAAGTCAAACTTTTGTTGTTCTTTATCAAAGATAGGTAAGAAGTTTAACCACATATAATAATCCCTAGATAAGTACCAAGTTTTATTATTTGATTTAACTATTACTCCTAGTCTGCATTTATTTTTCTGATCATCCCAATAGTTAATAAAGTCTTTTGATTTAAATGCAGCAGTACAATATACTTTAGAATTTCTGAATTTAGTTGACTCAGAATTAAATACTGTGTTACTTATTTCATCAAACTCATATTGACCAGGTTCTTTAAATAAAGAAAATACATAGGTTCTCCAATCTTCTCTTGAGTCAAAAGAAGTAGTAGTCCATGTACCATTATCCCATGTAGGTATGTCAGTATATATATTATCCATAATTAACTATCATAAGCTAAACCTTGACCACCTCTAACTCTGCTTTGTTGTTCATCTTGTAAATCTTTGTAAACTCCTTTAAAAGAGTTTCTGACTGATTCATAGTTCTTAGCTGCATTTACCAATGCTGTTAAATTACCATCTTTACCATCTGTAATAGACGTTGTCTCCATATACCTACCCAATCTATCAAGCATGGATTTAATACCTTTATATGCTCTAGAAGTAGGAGTTTCATATAACTTTTCACAAAATAATAATGCTTTGTAAATTTCTGTATCTTCAGTAGAAAATTCTGCTTGTATTTCAGAAAGTATAATATCTTCTTTGTCATTCTCCGGAGTATGAAAAAATGGGTTTAAATCTGGATTAGGACAAGTCATGTAAAAAATATACTGATATATTTTTAAATAATCTTCTGGATAAATATCCATAATATCTTTTAAAGACTTAAGAGTATAACAATGTTCTGTAGGTATAACAACTCCGTTTTGTATATCAAATAATTTAACTATCATACAAATGGATTTATAGGTTTGATTTTTGTTTTTATTCTAAACAATTTTTTTAATCCATCTATAAAATCTGTTGCAAGATAAGGATACATTATAATATGATCATTCTTACATACAACATAACCTTTTAAAAAGATTTCAGGATTATCTGGATTTTCAAAATAGTATGATTCTTTTTCTAATGGCTTTAGATAAACCAACATCTTACGTTTATATTTAAATATTACAAATGCTTTATACTTTAATATTTTTGTACGTCCTGGATAGTTTGCATCAAAATGTCTTACTTCATAGAGTTTCATATTATTTTTTTTTTAGTTTATGTTTATTATCAGATAACCAAAGGATAATAGATCTTACTTCATCTGCTAAATAAGGTATTTCTATAGGTATAACTTGTTTTACAATTGGATCTCCTTCTTGTGAATACTTAGTTACAGGATAACCATTTTCATCTTTATCATCTTCTTCAAATACTATATGATGTATAAACATTGCTCCTGGTTTTAATTTAGGATTATGCTTTAACATAATATACATATATATACTTAATTGGAGTGCATAGTGATTAAAATTACAATCATCTAAATGTAACAAAGGAAAAGATAACTTATCTGATACACCTTCCCAATTTACAAAGGATTCAGTTTTAATTTCTTTGTTAGTTTTATAATCAATAATATATATTTTATTATTAACTACTTCTACTAAATCTGACTGTCCACATATACCTGCAGACTTAAGATATACCATATGTTCAGGATATACCCCTGAATCTAACTTTTGATTTGGTGCAACTTTAACACCATTAGGTTCAACATGAGGAATAAATATAGGTATAGTCACTCCATCTTTTTCAATAGATGCTAAACTACATAAGTCAGCTTCTCTTTGATTATGATAGAATGTTCCCAAAGACATAGCTCTTTGAGATTCATCATCCCATATTTTTAAAATAGTTTCTGGTTCAATACCAAACCATTTTGATTTTTTATTCTTAGTAACTTTAGCAGCTATAGCTTTTGCATCAAATGGTTTTTTAAAGTTTGAGATTAATGTTGTTACACTAACCCAGTCAATATTATCACCATCAATACTTTTATAACTATGGTCTGCATCATTAAATATTATACTCATAATTATGCATTTTCAATTATTGAATCAGCCAATGTAATAGATGCTTCATCATTAGACATAAGCATTGCTCTAATATTAATCACTTCTTCTTTAGTAAATGTGCCTTCAAGTTGAAGAATCTTTAATTTTAAAAGTCTATTGTTCAGTTCTAACTTTTCCATTCTTGACCTGATTATAGTAATAGGATCTACACAAGGTTCAGAATCAGTATTTCCATTATTCAATACTCCACCAAATATACCATTACTTGTACTAGTAATAGTATGATTAGGAATTGTACTAATTACTTTTGTAGGATCTGCTACATATATACCTTGAATTTGTTGCGTATGTTCATACATAATATTAATCTTTAAGGTTATCTAATTTGTCTTCCTCTTCTTCAGACATTAAAGCTTTCCATTTATCTAGTGGGCAGTCAGATGATAATGATCTTGTTTTAAAAGTTAAAGAACAACCACATTCATTACAACATGGTGCAGTTCCTGTTACTAAACATTTATTACCTTTTTGGTCACAAGCATCACAAACTTCCATTCTGTGTTTTGCAACATCTTCTACAAATTCATTACGTATGATTGTATTGGTTATACCTTCAAGAATCTTGTTCCGGTCTTTCCATATTTTTTTTAATGTACTCATTTTTTCTTTTTAAAAAGGTTTCTTTATTTTTTTCTTCTTCAACTATTTTTTCTTCTATCTTAATTAAAGCATCCAATTTATTTTCAACAGACTTTTTATTATAATAAGCATTAAATGTAGAAGTGTCATGATCATCTAGTGTTTTAATATATCTAGGGATTGCTTTTCTTACAGCATAAGGTTTAATAACAAAATTACCTAATCCTTCAATAACTAGTTTAGGATGTTTTAATTCTGTCATTGCATTTCTTACTTCTCTGTAATAAAACTCAATAAGATTTTCAACTAATGATTCTTCAATATTTAAATCTTCTGATACTTCTTTATACAACTTACTTGCTTTCTTCGGAATCATTTGCTAAGAATTTAAAGTCCAGTAATATAGTACCTTCTACTTGAAGTTTTAATTCAGGATTGATCATGATAAGTTTTTTATTATCAGGATCTTTTATTACTAAATTATTCTTTTCAGCTTTATTAATACAGTTTCTTACTGTTTGTGGAGATTTAAAAATTAGTTCTTCATCTGAAGATGCATCATAACAAAAATGTGTCAACTCAATTGGTTGATTTAAACTAAGAAAAGTTAAACAGTTTAAATCAGACTCACTTAAAGTTATATGTTTAATATAACAATAAGTTAGGATCTGATATTTAATAATGTCCTGTTTAGACATTCTTACACGTTTCTGTACTTGATTTACTAAAGCCATTATTCCTCTTCTTGTTCTTCTTTTTCAGATGCTTCTTTTTGACTATCCATCATCATAGCATATTGAAATTGAATGTTGGTTCTTTTAAATCTTGACTCTTCAATTTGAGTTAATAAAGATTCATACTTAAGTTGAGCTTCTAGATAAGGTACTGAATCAGTATAAAACTTTAACATCTCTTCTTTTCTTGCTGTTAATTCTTCAGTTGACAACTCTTGTTCTTGTTGATTTTCCATGATTTATATTTTTTAAGTTTATACAAATGTATAATAAAAAGTTTAAACTTACAAAATTTAAACAAAAAACCCACATTACTTAAAGTAACATGGGCTAAGTATTATTAATAACTGCTGTAGATTATCTATTTTTAATTGTAAAATTTAAAATAGTCAACATGTAAAACTCTCTTGATATATCTACTTCAATAGTAAGTATATCAAAATAACTAATTCTAAGACGTAAAGCAAACTTATCCCATTGTTTGTTCTTTACTTTCCAGTTGTTTCTAAATTTCATAGTCTATTCTTTTATTTCAAAATGCATCCAGTCATAGTTATGCAATCTACCTAGTGAGATAAACCCATGCTTTTCAAAGATGTCAATCATTTGTTTATACTCAGGTCTTGCAAACCTTGCTGTCCTACTTGTTTCTTTTAAAGTATTTCTAGCAGGATCTAAGTCTACTGCAATACCAAAAGCATGCTTAGACCATTCTGACCCACCTCTCATTTTTCTAAAGTTAAAACAACCTCCATATAAGTCAATACCTAGTTCTTGAATCTTTGGTAAACCATAAACTGCCAGAATCTCTTTAAAGACTGCTAAGAATTTATCTGCAACTAACTTATGACACCTAAACTTAGTTGTAGTAACCTTAGTGTCCCAAGCAATACGCATTGGATAAGGTAGAGTAATTGTTGTAAGATATGTACCCTCAATATTTGGTGTACCATATTTTTTAATTGCTGTACTAGTTGTTAACATTTTCTTCAGTATTAGTTGGTGCATCTTCTACTGTAAATTGTGATACTGTAGCTACTGCTGTTCCAACAGCCACTGCATACCCTGCTGCTGTTATTAATGCTGCTGGTAATGCAACTGGTGCTGCAAGTATTGTACCAGCTATTGCTCCTACTAAGATAGCAACATTTTGCACTTTTTTCCAAAACTGTGGAGTTTTAGAATTCCATCTTTCTTTTAACTTTTTCATGGTTATTTATTTAAAATTAATTCTTTTACTGCAAGAGATAGATCATTAACATTTTTAGCTAAGTTCTTTAACTCTATCTGAGTTTGTTCTTGAATAGCCTGATACTTTAATCTTGACTCTTGTTCTACTAATTCAATCTTTCCTTTTAATCTACCTAGTTCTTCTGTAAGTCTACGGTTATTATCAGTTGATTCATTAATAAAGTCCTTCACATCTTTGTGAACACTCTTTAGAAAGTAGCCAAAAATTCCCAGAACTGTAGCTGCTATAAATAATAAAATTGTTAATGATGTCTTGTCCATTGTTATATATAAATAGTTGTTATTTTTAATTTTGTTTTAATAAGTTTTGTTAAGTACAAATATATCTGAGTAAATAGAGTTTCCGGCATTTGTTGATCCCCATTGAACAGTAACATCTAATGTATTATTTATAGTAGTATTAAAGGTTGTATTATTTACTACATTAAAAGCAAATCCTTGTACGCTACCATTAGATATTTTTGTATAATGAAATCCTCCTAGTGAAACTATAGAAGCTACACCAGCAGCACCAAGTTGTCTAATTGTAAAATCAATATTTAAACTAAATATATCATTTATAATACTATTTCCAAGATTTTGTACCCCACTATCTAATAATATAACTGTACCAGTTTTAACTCTTACTCTAATTGTTTGATTATTTGCAGCATTTAATACTCCACCAAACACACCTCTAAAACTATCTCCTATTTGAAATCCATTAGCAGGAACAGTTAATGTTCCAATACCTCCATTAATTAATGTTGATTCAACAATAGTTCCTGATATAGGTGTTGAATTTCCTGTTTGAACAAACAACCCGTAATTAGCAGTAGATATATTTCCTGGTATTACTACTGTAGCTTCTCCTCCTACATTAGACACAGATACACCAGCTCCAGTAAAATTAATTACATTATTAGATGGGATTAATGAACCCTCATCTTTTACTACTGTTCTTATAGAGATACTAGTGCTCATAATAATTTTATTTACTTAAATTTCTTCAGGAATTTCCTGATTGTATTCTTTTAATCTTGCTACTAGTTCTTCTAAAGTATTAAAATACTCTAGGTATGGTTGACCTGTAGTTACTTCTGATCCTTCTTCAAGTTTACCTGAATGAAAAATATCTAATCCATTATGTGCTAAAAAATATTTCATAGTCCACCGTCTACTATTGTCCACAAATTTGGAGCACTTGTTAATACTAATCTAGATGCTGTTGCTGCTGCAGTTCTTTTAATTGTCCCAAAGCCAATTGAAATATTTGGTTTTACTGGTCTTGAAGCCCAACCTATCAATAAAGCATCATAGTTAGTAGTTGAATAATTGGCAAATGTTTTACCAGTCATAAAACTAGTAAAAACTGTGACATTTCTAATATCCCAATTACCAATATTTTGATTAAAAGCTGTTGCATTTTGAAACATGAAAGACATATTTGTAGCAGCTAATACATTCCAACTTCCTACGTTTTGAGTAAAATTTGTACAATTAGCAAAACATGATTGAAAAATTGTAACATTTGAAACATTCCAACTGCTAACATTACCATTAAAATTAGGACATTGAAAAAAACAAGCTTGTAAATTATTTATGTTAGATGTGTCCCACTCATCAACTCTGTTGATAGTTGTCAAAGATGTACAATCTCTAAACATATTAGCAAAACTTTGTGTGTTTGATGTTTGAAAAGGTCTGTATAATATTAGTACATCAGATACAACAGATAAATCTAAATTAGTACAACCGTAAAAGTGTGCTCCACCTACCCCAACATCAAATTGACTACCCCATTGAAAAACTCTATACAACTTTGTTTTATCTCCACTATTAGCAAATCTAAATATTCTAGTTCTGCCAGTAATAGTTATTATATAAGTACCAGCAGTTGTATAAGTATGAGTTCTGTTATCATAACTATTTACAGATTGTGTACCATCTCCCCAATCAATAATACCATTGTAAATTCCATTTGTCTGATAAGGTAATGTTACAGTTTCATTAGGTGCGGTAGTTCTCCATTCAGATATATGAGGAGTATTACCTTCATAAATACCTTTATCAATACTAGTCTTAAATTGACCTAATGATCTTGTTGTATTTACGGATGTTTTCATATTAAGCTACATAAGCAATTAAAAATGTAGTACCTGTAGCATTATATACAAATGCACCAGATGCAAATCTATTATTGTTACCTCCAGCATCCATATTAATAGTTGCACCTACAGGAATACTTACAGCAGCACCTCCACTAACAGTTAATGTTCCTACAGCATTTCCAGAATTATAAACAGAAATACTATGTACTTCTACACTAATTGTTCCTGTAGTGCTTGTTGAAATTAATGTTGGAGTTCTAATAGCACCTGTATTTCCTGTTTGTCCAGTAATGATTGCATCAAGTCCTTGCAACATTTTTAGCTGCCACGGAAAATTATTTCCTTTATTTCCGTAATCTTTTAAATTTCCTATTGACATTATTTCTTATTATT